GATGCAGTGTTTGACAACTCAACATAACCGTAACGAGTCATAAACGATACGACCGGCTCAAACGTGCTTGGATCCAAGACAACACCTGAGCTCATCAAAGGAATGTATGGGCAATAGAACGCAGCAGCGTCTGACTCTGAAGCACCTTTGTAACCGATCAACACTGGAGCAGCATCGCTAGCATAAGTGTTAACGTAAACGCGCATAGCGTTGTTCAAAGTACCAACCATTTTAGTGTTAGTTGGGGCTTCAAATGTACCTTCAGTAGTACGAGCAAACGCACTAGTAGTAGCACTTTGCAAAATAGTCAATGCAAGTGGAGATACTACAGCCCAGTTACCAGCACCACGACGAGTACGTTGAGCGATCAAGTTAGCAACACGGTTAACTTGTACTGCAAGAGCAGCGTGTTCGTCACCAACAAATGTAGCTGTACCGCTTACGGCTGCTTGGTTGTAAGTTTCAATAGCTGAACCAGCCAAAGACTGCAATGAAGTCAATACTTCTTGATCGATTTCAGCAGTGATTTCTTGTGCCAATGCTGCCATGATCTCAGCTTCGATATCAATACCGTGCATAGCTTGAGAATCTTGTGCAGCTTCAAACGTCCAACGAGCACTCAATTTACGAGTTTTCGCTTCAACAGTTTGTTTCAAAATTTGGATGCTCAATTTGTTACCAGCAGCACCTTCAAGTTGTGCACTTGGAGCAGCACGACCAGTTGACGCACCTGAATACGCTTCAGCAATTTTGAATGGGCTCAACGCTTCTTCACCAGCTGTTGCACCGTTTGCAGTGTCGCTATAACGAACGCGCAAAGTGTGGACTTGACCAACTGGGCCAGTCATCGGCTGTACACCAACCAATTCGTTAGCAATAACAGTTGGCATAACACGACGAATCACTGGAAGGATTACGCGGTTAAGTGTAGCAATGTTACCTGAAGAAGTAGCACCAGCTGTAGCACTTTCAGCAAGGTGTTTACGAGTGTTTTCAAGTGTAACTTCCATTACAGATTTCTTGTTGCCTGACAAACCTTCAAGCAATGCTTTTTTGGTTTCGGACCAACGGCTTTCTAATAGTTCTGACATTATATATCTCCTTAATTTAATCCGGCTAAACGAGCAAGCTCAAACACTTCGTTCTTACTGTTGCTGTTAGTGTGTGAAGTAGCTTCACGGTTTCCTGTTACTGATTTTGCTTCTGATAGCACTGTTTTTTGCTTAGGCGCGGTGTTATCAGCAATCACTGCTGGCAAGTATTTGTCAAATGCGGTTTTTAGTTTTGCAGTTTGAACACTTTCCAACAAATCAGTCATAATTACTTGTTGATCTTTGCTTAGAGGCGTAATCAACTCGTTCATTATCTTTTCACGCTTTGCAGACTCAATTAACTGTTGTTTTTCAGCAGTTACTGATTCAGCAAGTTGTTTGGCTTTGGCTGCAAGGGCTTTTGCTTCTGCTAGTTGCTTGTCCTTTAATTCCACAACTTTAAGCATTTTTGCTGCTTCAGTGTGTTCATTTAGGTAGCTATTAGAATATTCAGATGCAAACGCTTCAAACAATTTACGTCCAAAGTCATTTCTACGCGCAACTTCGATATCTTCTTTAAGTTGTGTAATTTCCGCAGTTAATGCAGCACCAACCGTTTCAGATACAGCAGTTGCACTTCTTTTAATAAAATCTTGTTTGACTTTATTAAAGTTTTGTTTAGCTTCACGTACCAAGCGTACTTTAGTTTCAGCCAAATCTTTTTTGTCTTCATGGAATTCAGCAATTTCTTTTGCTAGTGATTCCACAACGAACTCTTCAAGCATAGCAAATTTATTTGCCATAACTTTCTGATCTTCATGTAGTTCAGAAATTTCTTCACTTAGTTTAGCAACTACAAACTGTTTTACCAAGTTTGCATTTTCGCGCATAGCAATTGCATATTTCGCCTTTGCTTCTGCAAGTTGTTTGCGATCTTCAGCAAATTCTGCAATTTCAACAGCTAATTGCTCTGAAATCAAAC